CGTGTGATAAGTACCCGGATGGGGTGACTTTTACACCAGAAGTCTGGGAGCGTGTGCGTGCAATTGAAGCACGCTACGCTCAGGGACTTTGTGCCTATCCAGTGTTTACGGGACACTTGAAGGATGAGGCAATCCCCTTTGCCAAGCGCAAAGCGCAGAAGACAAGACTCTTTACGGCGGCACCGTCGGATTGGAGCATTGTTGTGCGCAGTCGGCTTTTGCCGTTTGTGCGACTGATGCAAAAGAACAAGTTAGCTTTTGAAGCAGCTATCGGTGTTGTGTGTCAGTCGGTGGAGTGGGAGTATGTCAAGGATTTTGTTACCAAGTTCGGAGAGAATCGAACTATTGGTGGTGACTTCAAATTCTATGACAAGAAGATGGCAACGGATTTCATCCTAGGCGCTTTTAGCGCTATTGCAAAGATCTATCAATTGGCTGGAGCCAGTCCGGAGGAAGTCCGGGAGATCATGTGCATCGGTGAAGATACTGCCTTCTCATTTTGTTCGTTCAACGGAGATTTGCTTGCCTTTTTGGGGTCCAACCCATCGGGGCATCCGTTGACCGTAGTCATCAACTCAATTGTCAATGCGTTGTACATGAGGTACTGCTATTGGAAGTTGAGTCCCGCAAATGAATGCAAGACCTTTAAGGAGTTTGTAGCACTCATTACGTATGGTGATGACAACCAGCAGAGCGCTTCGGCGCTCATTCCCTGGTACAATCATACGAGTGTGCAGACTGTTCTGGCCACTATTGGTGTCACGTACACCATGCCAGATAAGGTTTCTAAAAGTCAGGCCTACACTGATTTCGCGGATGCGTCGTTCCTGAAGAGAGGATGGCGTTATGATGAAGATGTAGGAGCGTGGTTGTGCCCTTTGGAAGAGGCATCAATCCACAAGTCTTTGACGGTTTGGACACCGTCAGGATCGATCGATGAGTTTTCTCAGATGGTCGCCGTTGTTACGGCTGCTAACAACGAGTATTTTTTCTACGGACGTGAGGTCTTTGAGAAGCATCATAACTTCTTTCAAGAACTCCTCGCCCGTGAGCCGTTTTGCTTTTGCAATATGGCTGACAGCCTGCCCAATTGGGCAACCCTGGTGGAGAGATACCACCGTGTATCACGGGACATTGCCCGTGAATATGGTCGCTCAGGCGACGTGGAAAGGTTTGGCTGCCTAACCACAAGTGAAAACTAGTCACAGAACAACGAATCAATTTTTACAAAGGTCGTTGGCGCACTCACCAGAAGTAGTGCGGCTTTGTGGAAGGTCGTGGTTGGACCTTCTATGAAGACTAATAATCAACCCTTATGGCATCTGCAGGCAGATGCCTCGGAGCCCACACCGATTGACGGAGGTCAAAGTGTGGCGGCGGCCGAAACTTCGGAGAACGTATCGTTTATCGATAACTCTTCGGGATTGTCTGTGAGTGCAGCTCCTGCGCTCAACCATGTTGCGAAAGTCGATAATACCGACGATCTGCAACTTGGGAATTTTTT